TTCTCCAATTGTTTGTGTCTTTCTTTCGGGGCTAGCAAGGGATGACACTTTGCTAGCTTTTTTTTTGAGCAATCAAACCAATTTGCAATTCAACAGTCAATTAGCGTACATTTAAGAAAAGCTGTCCTATGTTGGATGGCGCAAAATTTTTTTAAAAAAGGAGGCCATCAATGGCCAGGCCAAAGACTTCGGGTAAAAAGCAGACAGGGAAAAAAACTACTGGTAAAAAAACTACTGGTAAAAAAGGTGCTGGTAAAAAGTCCAATGAAGGCAAAAAAAAGTAATTTGTTAACTTTACTAATTTGCTACAAGGTATCGCCTTGTAGCAAATTTACTTTTACCAAAAAAAATATGTGTATTTATGGAAGATAAAAATTATAAAAGCCAATCTCAAACACGAAGATTTTCTGAAAAGAATGTTTATATAGAAGCAGCTTCTAATATGAGAGAAGCTAGAAAAAAATATTCTTCTGCAATTGTTTCGTTTTCTGGTGGCAAAGATTCAATGGTAATCCTTGACATGGTTGCCAAAGCTGGGTTTGAAAAAATTGTAGCCTTTATTCTTGAATTTGTTCCCGGCTTAGAAATTGTCAAAAAACAAATTGATTACGCAAAAAGCAGATATGGTGTTGATGTATATCAATTCCAAGATCCTGCTATTTTTAGCTGGTTAGAAGCTGCCAACTACAATGATAGAAATCGAACAATTGAAGAATACGCAGCCGATTTGAAAAAAATCCAAATAGTTCCAATTGTTAGAAATGATACTGGAATTCAATTAGTTGTAACTGGGCATAAAAAATCAGATGGATTAAATCAAGGTGTTATGAATGCCCAGAATGCAAACAAGGATGATGGGTATCTTCAGCCAATTATCAACTGGAACAAATATCATGTTTATTCCTATTTAAAAAGCAATAACATTCCAATTCCCGAAAGCGATGGTAGAAATAGTTCAAGCATGGATTTGCATCCACGAAACATTTTTTGGTTGTACGAAAAGCACAACGCAGACTATCAAAAGTTAAAGAGGGTTTTTCCATATGTCGAAGCGATCATCAAAAGAAAAAAATGGTACGACCTCCCCAGCTACTGAGGATGCGCCGTTTGCAATTTCAAAGTTTCAAAAGTACACGATGCAAAATATAAATCGTGTCCAACTTAAAAACGCTCCGTACAATCCCCGAGTCATTGACGAAAAGTCCAGGAAGAAACTTTTAAAGGTAATTCAAAAAACAGGCTTAGTTGAGCCATTAGTTTGGAATAAACAAACTGGAAATATTGTAGGTGGCCATCAAAGAATTAAAATTTTAGATTCCTTAGAAGGAACTGGCGATTACAGTTTGGATGTTGCTGTTGTTGATCTTTCCATGAAAGAAGAAATCGAGGCTAACATTGCCTTAAACAACCAAGAGAGTCAAGGTTCTTTTGAACTTGATAAATTGGCAGGGTTATTTAAAGAACATAATTTGGATCACGAAGCTACTGGCTTCGATATGGCTGATATGTTTCAGTATTTTGGTGAAGACCCAGCATTCATAAAATCAAACGAAGAGCTTGAAAAAATGGCTGAAGATTTAAGGAAACTTAAAGAATCTTCCGTTTTTGTTGAAGATGCAACTACAAATATTGAATCGACTGATTACTATGCCGTTTTGGTTTTTCGAGATGGTACTTCCAGAAAAAGATGGTGTGATAAAATCGGTATTGTAGATGATCGTTATGTAGATGGCAAATTCGTTGCAGAGATGATGAAGATTGATTTGGACACACCTTCAGAGCAAGAAGAAAAAGAACGAGAAGAAGCCATTAAAAAAAATGAAGAAAAATGAGTAAACCCAATAGCGAAGAAATTGAAGCCCGAATTGAGTACACAGTTTTCCTGTTGTCTCGAAGGCTTTACAAGTCCGACATAAAGAAAATGTTGATACGCAAATATCACATTGGGGCAAGGACTTGCGAAAATTATCTTTCTCGTGCGAGAGAGATCATCATAAAAGGCACAGGACAAACAAAAGAAGAACACAGAACTGCTAGTTTAAACTTCTATGAATCGATCATTGCAGGCCCAGATTCAACCCTGCGTGACAGGATTTACGCAAATGAGCGATTAGATCGCCTGCTTGGATTAGAAGCTCCCCTGCAACATGATGTTACCTCGCATGGCGAATATATCATGGAAGTAATAGAAACTGTTGTTTCTAAAGAGGATCTGGCCAATGACCAAGCAAAAACTCGAACTGAGGATGCACAAAACCCAGAAGGACTTCCTGACAAACAAAAGCCTCTATAGGGGCTTTGTAGGAGGCCGTGGGGCAGGCAAATCTTGGATCGGAAGTTATGACCTGTTACGCAGAGCAAAAAGAGATAGGCTGTATATGGTTGTTTCTCCAACCTACACGATGTTAGCCGATAGTTCATTTCGCTCATTCAAAGAACATTGTGAAACGCTAATTAGTTCTAAATTTACAATCAATCGATCTAGTTTTCGGGTGACACTTCCGAACAATGCAGAAATCATTTTTCGATCCGCTGATAACCCAGATCGACTTCGAGGGCCAAACCTTTCTGGTGTTTGGTTAGATGAAGCCAGTTTAATGCGCCAAGATGTGTATGACATTTGCATTGCATCCCTGCGTGAGCAAGGCGAAGCAGGCTGGTTAAGCGCAACATTTACCCCCAAGGGTATTGGGCATTGGACATACCAAGTATTCGCCACCGATAAAGAGAATACAGCCCTTATACGCAGCCCTACTGGCAACAATCCATTTTTGGATGATGCATTCATTCAAGCCATTAAAAGCCAATATTCGGATCGTACAGCCTTGCAGGAATTGCAGGGAGAGTTTGTGGACACGGAAGGCGCAGAATGGCCTGCAAGCCATTTTGGAGATCACATCTGGTTTGATGAATGGCCCAAAACTGTAATCAAAACTATTGCACTAGACCCCAGCAAAGGTAGCGGGGCAAAGCATGGCGACTTTTCCGCTTTTGCTGTATTGGGCCGTGCAACAGATGGGGTACTTTATTGCGAAGCGTTCTTGGATAAAATAAACTCCGAACAAATCGTAGACATGACCATTGAACTGCAAAGACGATATCAGGCCGATATTGTGGCAATTGAAACCAATCAATTCCAAGAGCTTCTAGCTACCCAGATTGTGGCAAAGAGCAGGCAAGCCGATATTGCCCTGCCAGTAGTTCAAGTCATAAATACTGTAAACAAAGAAGTCCGAATTAGAAGGCTTGGCCCTTATCTGGCCAATCGTGGAATCAGATTTAAAGCCAACAGTAAAGGCACAAAATTGATGGTAGATCAGTTGCGAGATTTCCCAGTTGCAGAACATGATGATGGGCCGGATTCGCTTGAAATGGCCCTTCGTGCTATGATCGATCTTTGGAACGGAAAAAATACTAGAAAACCCCAGAGGATAATGGCATGAACCTATTATCGTTTATCTTTGCAGGAAAACCTTCAGCAAAACAACAGCGTGAAAATCTGGAAGAGGAAATAAAACTTGCAAAACTAAAGCGCAAAGCAAAGCTGATAGAAGCTGGTGGCCAAGATTTTTGGTTGTCAAACTATAGCGATTTAATGGGCCGATATTCAGATGGATATTTAAATCAATACCCAATGACACAGCCTGCTGATCGCCGTTATGGAAGCAATTTTCCGTTTTGGGTTAATGAATCCCAACTGTCGATGTTGAGGGCGCAGGCCCGATATGTTGTGACTACAAGTCCAAACGCACAGGGCTTGTTGAATGGCATTTGCAGTTATGTAATTGGATGCGGTTATTCTTATCGTGCTGTTTCCAAAAAAGATTTGGAAGTTCCCGAAAACATAATCAAAGCCGTGCAAGTTGTAATCAACACATTCACAGAACAAAATGCATGGAACGAAATGGAACAAGAAATATTCTGGCGAACCCGAGAAGATGGCGAAGCATTCATTCGCTTATTCCCGCAGCCAGATGGAACACTAAGCATTCGGACTGTTGAACCCGAGCAAGTGTATCAACCCCCCGGTTCTGATATTCTTGAATGGAGTTATGGCATTCAAACAGAAATTGACGATGTGTTCCTTGTAAAGGCTTATCATGTCGATTACATAGCACCAAAAGGCCAAGCCACAATAGAGCCGATTGAAGGTGAAGTGGTTGATGCTGACAACATGGTTCACATAAAAATTAATGTCAAACGATCCATCAAAAGAGGCCTTTCAGATTTTGCTTTTGAAACCCTGGACTGTTTTCAACAAGCAGGAAAACTCCGCAAGAACATGGGAGAGGGCGCAGCCGTGCAAGCTGCAATCGCTGCTGTAAGACAGCATGACACAGCAAGCGCAGGCCAAGTTCAAGAATTTATTGATTCCAGTATTGATTACAGCACAACAACTTTTGGATCTGGCAAGCAGCAAGATTTTCAAAAGCTTGAAGCTGGTTCATTCCTCGACATTCCCAAAGGCATGAATTATGTTGCACCGCCTGCTGCAATGAATTCATCATCACATATGGACATCATGCAGGGGTTATTGCGTAGCGCAGGCAACAGGCACAATGCCCCAGAATGGCTTGTTTCCAGCGATGCCTCAAACAATAACTTTAGTTCCAGCTTAACTGCTGAAGCTCCATTTACCCGCCATTGTGTGAGGATGCAAGAGGTTTACAAAACACATTTCACCCGCATCATTAAAGCTGCAATCAAAACAGCAATCAATGCAGGCCTGCTTCCAAAAGACACGCTAAATATTATCGACATCGATGTCAAAGCACCCAATGTTGAAACGCAAGATAAATCAATCGAAGCCAATAACAATTCCATTTATTCAAGTCTTGGTATAAAGTCCAAACAGACGATTGCCCAAGAAATTGGCCTCGACTGGGAGAAAGAGGAAAGAAACATGGAAGAGCTTGCAGGCAAAGGTATCGGCTCTCCGTTATCCCTGCCTGACATGGGCATGGGGCTTGCACCGCCACCACAAGAATCAATCATGGGTGAGGGTGATGGACTCTGGGCAAATATAAATGCAAAGAAAAAACGAGGGGAGAAGCCTGCAAAAAAAGGTGATGCAGATTACCCCGATGAAGATAGCTGGAACAAAGCAAGAAAATAATACGCTATGAATGATTTAGTAAATAGCACTTTGGCTGCTCGATTCAACCTTCATCACGAAGGCATAATTGCTGATTCTGAAAAGATTGCAGAAAAAGCAGACAAGAGTTTGCAAGTGATGTGGAACGATATGGACAAGGTGATCTTTAAGAGCAAGGCTAGTCTGATGGAGAAATCTAGCCAGATTCACTTGCTCTTAAACAAAACGATTTATGGTATGTTTGCTACGCTTTATAACGGATTCGTTGAAACCACTAAAGTTTCCTACGCTGAAGCAGGGATGGTTATGGTTCAAACCCTGCCACAATCGTATTTAAATATTCTGTCTTACCCAATGCAGGAAGAAAGAAAATCGAAGGAAGAGCTTGAGGCAGAACAAATTCAAGCAGCAATATTCCCTGCAATGCATGAAGAAAAAGTTCACGACATTGTTTACGGAACAACGCTAGGCACAACTTGGAATGCTAGGTTAGCTCAACAAACAAACCTTGGGAACTTACAGCATATCGCTAGAAGAATTGCATTAGACTTTGCAGCAGGCAAAAGCCCAGAAGGAATTTCAGAATCAATTAGGCCATTGGTACAAAATAACGCTGCTACTGCCAGAAGAATTGCTCGAACTGAATGTCAAAGGATTGCCCATGAATCACGCATGGAAACCTATAAAAAGCTTGGTGATCTTGTAATTGGATATCAAATTCATGCAACAATGGATTCAAGAGTAAGGCCACATCACGCAGCCCGAAGTGGCACAGTTTATTACATAAATCCGCTACCACATCAGATTGGAATGCAGCAAATGCCTCGACCTCCAATCGATGAAGATGGCACAGTCGCCCATAATTGTAGATGCTGGATTACCCCAGTACTTCGATTGCAAAAACAGGTTGAGAACAATCCTGCTGCAAAAAAAGTATTTCGTGACAAAAAAGGAATGCTGATTCCAAACCCTGCCGTGTATTCGCAATGGTTTCAAAAAGCCCCAGAAAGGGCCAGAATGCGGGTTGTTGGGGCAGATAGGTACAGAATCATGCAGGATAAATTTCCCGCAGGGCATCAAGTGAAGTGGGGTTACTTTATAGATCCAAAGTCAGGTCAGCTTATGGATGAAGATGTCCTGCAAAGAGAAACTTTAAATAAATTTGATAAAAGAATGAAAATTTTTGAC